CACGGCTTTATACGCGCCATTTGTGCATGAATTGGTGGGACCGACAAAGATCGGTGAAGATATCAATTGGAGCCGCCCGGGGTCAGGCCCTAAATTCTTTCAGGCTTCGATTAACAGAAACCGGAAAATGATTTTACTAATAATGGCAAAAAAGGCGAAAATTAGATAATGAACGCGCCATCAGAAGACATAAAAGATATATTGGTTGCTGAGTCATCCTTGGATTTGACGTTTACAACCAATCTCTTTATCGGGAGGGAACCAGAGGACAAGATTAATACTGTAACAATATTCGACACTCCCGGTTCTCCGCCACAATCTATATTTGATAAATCGGAAATATATGAATATCCGAGTATTCAGATTCGTGTTAAAAATGCCAAATACCAAGCAGGGTTCACGCTTGCCGATAGCATAAAGAACTTTCTTCATGGTAAGAGCCATGAAGAGATAAATAACACAGAATATGAGCTCATTGAGGCAACTGGTGATCCTGCTTTAATAGCTTGGACTGATAACACTCAACCGTTGTTTACTGTTAATTTTAATATTCAACGTAGACCGGCTTAATCAAAATTAATACAAAGGAGGTGAGAGAATATGGCTATATCAGGAAAAGCGACAATATTCAGGCGGTGGAATGACACTCCTCCTGCAGCATGGGAAAACATTGCGGGGATAAATAACATAGGTGGCCCAACCATGGAAAGGGAAACCATTGACGTTACATCCCTTGATAGTGTTGATGGTTACAGGGAGTTTATCGCGGGTTTCCGTGATGGTGGTGAGGTTACTCTTGATATGAATTTTGAGCGTGATGGTTATGAGACAATGAAAACCGATTTCGAGAGTGATACACTTCAGAATTATGAAATAGTTCTTCCCGATGCAGACACCACAAGTCTTGAATTCCAGGGTCTTGTAACTGCCTTACCGCTAGATATTCCACCGGATGATAAGGTTACCATTGCTGTAACTATCAAGATATCGGGTTCTGTCAACCTGGAATCCGGGAGTGGCCCGAGTGTAGCTGCTTAAAAACTTTAATCCTAATCAGGGGTTATTCACTTAATAAAGAGGTTTCTAATCATGGGATTGTTAAACAGGGACGGCCTTTTAAAAAAAGAAAAGTTAGAGATTAAAAAGATTGATGTTGGGAAGGGAGATCATGTTTATATCCGTCAATTGACCGGAAAAGAACGTGACGACTGGGAGAAAGATTTTACCATAAAAATAAAGAATGATTCCGGAAAGGTCATCGGAAGAGATCAAAAACTAGAAGGTCTATTGGCAAAGCTTTTAGTCAGGTCTGTTTGTGATAAAGATGGAAATCTTCTTTTAAAACCAGAAGATCATTCTGCAATTTCTGAAAACATGAGCGCCAAACGATTAAATAAAATTGTTGAAGCTGCTCAGGAATTAAACGGCATAACCGAAAAAGATAAAGAGGAACTTGTAAAAAACTAAGAAGCCGCCCGGAGCGGCAATTTCACTTTGAATTATGCAGGGAATTAGGATACCCACATCCAGATTATCTTTTGGAGGATTTAACATCTTTGCAACTGGCAGAATGGGAGGTTTATAACAGAATAAATCCCATTGGAACTAAGCGGATTGATTATCTCTTTGCCGCAATGTGTAGCGTCATTACTAATAATATAAAGGCTGGTGTTGCCGCGTTTGGTGGAAAGAAAAGTAAAAAACCTAAAATGACAAGGCCCGAAGATTTTCTTCCTATGTGGGATGCCGGGAATAAGGAACAAAGAGAACCAAAAAAACAAAGCGTCGAACAAATGAAAAGAATATTAATGGGAATTGCAAGTTCGCAAAATAGAAAGAAGAAATAATGGCAACGGCGGTAAATTTAGGCACTTTAACAACCGCACTCGGAGTTGATACTTCTGGAATCGATAAGGCCGAGCAGAAGTTTAAAAACTTCGGTCAAAGAGTAGGTCGTAAAGCAACTCAGCTTGGCAAAGATATCTCTCTTAAACTGACCGCTCCAATTCTTCTTATAGGTGGCGCTGCGGCTAAAGCTGCTATTGACTTCGAAACTGCCTTCACTGGTGTTAGAAAAACCGTTGATGCAACCGAGGGAGAGTTTGCACAATTAAGAAAAGGACTTGAGGATTTGGCTCTTAAAATTCCAATTGATACCACCGAGCTTTTTAAACTTGCCGAAATTGCTGGTCAATTAGGGGTTCAGCAAGATGATATTCTTTCTTTCACTGAGGTTATGGCAAATCTTGGTGCCACAACAAATCTTTCAGCCGAAGAAGCCGCCACAAGCCTTGCCAGGTTCGCAAATATTACAAAAACAAGCTCTAATGATTTTGATAAATTAGGTTCAACAATAGTTGATCTTGGTAATAATTTAGCCACCACTGAAGCCGAAATTGTAGATATGTCTTTAAGGTTAGCTGCTGCAGGGACTCAGGCTGGACTTTCACAAGCTGAAATATTGGGATTGGCCGGTGCATTGAGTTCAGTTGGCTTACGTTCAGAGGCAGGAGGTACGGCATTTTCAAGAGTAATTAAAGAAATAGGAAAAGGCGTTGCTGTTGGCGGTGGATTCTTGGAGGATTTGGCAGATGTTGCAGGGGTAAGTTCTGAAGAATTCGCAGAACAATGGAAAAGTAATGCAGGAGAAGCCATATTATTATTTTCAGAAGGGTTGGCCCGGGCGCAAGAAGAAGGTAAAAATGTAAATCTAATACTTGATAATTTAGGATTTGAAGGAATAAGGGTTTCTGATTCACTGTTAAGGGCTGCTGGTTCTGGTGATAAATTCAGAAAGGCTCTTGAGCTTGGTTCAACTGCTTGGGATTTGAATACAGCACTGACAAAGGAAGCCAACCTTCGATATGCTACAACCGCCTCGCAGCTTCAACTCGCCAAAAACAGAGTGATCCAAATGGCTGTATCTTTTGGTGGAATTCTTTTACCATCATTATTGAAAGTCTTGAAAGCCATAGAACCAATGATAGATTTCCTGAAAGAGTTAAGCCCATCAACCAAGACGGCTATTGTGGCCATTGCCGGAATAACTGCCATCTTGGGACCGGCATTGATTATATTCGGATCTATTGCCACCGCTGTTGGTGCTATTGTCGGTTTTATAGGACCATTGGCGGCTTTTGCTCTTGCTGTGGTGGGTATAGGGGCTGCTGCTGAACAAATGGGTGCTAAATGGGAATCTATTGTTGGTATATTTCAGGCAGTTGAAACTTTTATTGTCGATACTTTTGATGTAATTCTTTCGTCATTAAAAGAGAGGTTGCCTGAATTTATAGTATTTGGCCAGGAACTAATAAATAATATAATAACAGGGATTAAAAGAAATGCGCCTTTGGCTATCCAGGCAGGTAAAACTTTTCTTTTGGGAATATCTCAAGGCATTAGAAATAATTTTCCTTCATTTCTTGATAGTTTTACTGAGTTAACAAAATCAGCGTTAATAACAATCGATAAAAATATACCTAAATTCTTTAGTGTCGGCAGAGAACTAGCAAAAGAGCTTGGGAGTGGCATTAAATCTTTCACAATAGAGGCTGTTGATCTATTTTCTTTTATATTAGATCAGATGACAACCAAAGGAAGAGAAGAATTGCCAGAATTCCTCAGCCTGGGCAAAAGTATTGTTTTAAAAATAATACAAGGAATTGCAGAGATTAAGTTTGATCTATTTAATAGCGTTGTTAACACAATTAAAGATATTATCCCAAGAGTGAGAGAGGGATTGCCCGGTTTTGTGCAATTAGGAAAAGATATTGTAAATGCGATTATAAGCGGTATTACATCAATGTCCCTTTCTGGTGTCAGAGATTTTATCATATCTGGAATATTGGGAGGTCTTACAGTTGGTTCAACTTCGTCAGGCTTCAATCAGCCATCATTCGCCAATTCTGTTCCAACTTCTGCAAGTCAAACAGTACCTAACGTCAGCCGTGCTCCTGGGGGCATGAATCAGACAAATAGATTCAGCTTTGAGAGTCAGGGCAATTTCCCGCAAAGACAGATTGAAGAAATGATTGTGCGAACCCTCAGAAAAGAAGGTGCATTAAGGAGCGCATTTTAAATGGCAACCTTTTATTTCCCAAATCGTGGGGCCCCATCAACCACACTTACTATTGCCGGACTTGAAAAGTTCCCTTCCAGTTATCCCAAAGAAGGAATGCAGAGTGTTGATGAAACTCCAGGGGGAGAACAAATTGTTTATGATTTGGGGCCGGACATACAAAGGATAGATATTAGTATGAGGGGGTTGTCCACAGCCAACAAAAACAGCCTTGCAAATTTTATTGACACGATAGTTAACTGGCGGGAAAGTTCTTTTGATTTCGATAGTGACGATGCCACTGAATATAATACTGTCAGGTTCAATCTTAACAGACATGATTTTGTCCAAAATCCCATTTCAAGATTTAACGAAATTATTGAATTAAGGGTTGATCCTGCCTAATACTAATTT